CTGAATGACCTGGCCAAGAGGGTACATCGTGCCAGTGCCAGGGTCATCTCGAAGTCTTCCGGGACTGCATTGACCTGTTGCCGTGAGTACCTGGCCGTTGCTGTGAATCTCGGCCTTGCGGAGTGTCTGGCCCAGGATGGGAGCTTCTACTTTCGCTCCACTGCGGCGGGCCGGCTTCAAGCATCAAAGCCCCAGCCCACGGCACCTCAGCAGGCCCTTGACTTGGGTACGACGGGTGCGGTAGTCTCCTGAGGGTGATAGATACCTGCCACGTTGTATCAGGAAACGAACTGAGACGACACAGGCGCTTCAAGGCCCTATGGGTGGTCGGCTGGTTGGCCGCCCTGGGGCTTGGCCTGTGTCTGTCTTGGGCTTTGGGCGAGTTGCGGGCCTGTAGGGCTGCAGCCGCTGAGATTCAGAAGCTCAGGGTAGACCTGCTTGAGGTTCAAGAGAAGCAGGACTTGATAAACGCCACCTACATCAAGGCCTGGGAAGCACAAGAAAAGACTGCTGACGCCTTGATTTCTTGGGGCCAGTACGCTACAGACAGGAAAGAGATCATCGAGATGAACAAAAACGCAGTTTCAACCCTCATCAGGAAGACCAATGGACCTTCTCAAAACACTCGAAACCCTTGAAGCAGCCCCTCGTGGGAATGCTCGCTTGGAGGCCCTCCAAGAAGGAGACAGTCGGGAACTTCGAAAGGTCCTCACTCTGGCCCTCAGCCCTCAGGTGACCTTCGGCGTCAAGAAACTGCCCATCCCAAAGGAGGATGCCATTCCATTCGCTGAGGACAGCGTCTGGCATCGGAATTTGATGATGCTCCTGAGCAACCTTCAGACGAGGGAGCTGACCGGGAACGCTGCACAAACGGCCATCTCGGTGTTCCTGGGAGCATGCACCCCCATTCAGCGCAAGTGGACCGAGCGCATCATCAAGCAGGACCTCCGTCTCGACATCGGGGCCAAGGACGTCAACAACGCTCTTGGAGAAGGGACCATCTTCCAGTTCACCGTGCCGCTGGCCGAAGACTACTCCAAGGTCAAGCCAGACCTCCTCAAGGGGAAGTGGTGTGTGGAACCCAAGCTCGATGGGGCACGCTGTGTGGCCTTCCTGCCAGCATGCCGTGGCCGTGTCCAGCTCTACAGCCGCACCGGCAAGGAGTGGCTGAATTTCGAGCCCGTGCGCGAGAAGCTCCAGGAAATCAACAACACCCGCAATCCAACCCAGAGCTTGGTTCTGGATGGCGAGGTCGTGGTCATCGTCAACGACAGAATCGACTTCCAGGCCCTACAGCACGTCCTCTTCAAGAAGGGCGGAGACACCCAGCACCTGAAGTACCTTCTGTTCGACGCTACGACTCAAGATGAGTGGGAGAAGCCCACAAAGCCCTACCGTGAGCGCTACGAGTTCGCCAAGAACTTCGTGCAGAAGTCCGTCATGGACGTGGTCGGAGCCGTGGCCCGCATCGGGGTCGTGGACATGTTTGAAACCATTGACCCAGACCAGCCCAGGATGGTCAAGCACAGCACAGAGTACGTCTACAAGGGCTTCGAAGGAGCCATGTACCGACGAAGCCTGGAGCCGGTGCTCTTGAAGCGGAGCCGAGCGCTCCTCAAGGTCAAGTCCTTCGTCGATGATGAGGCCGAGGTGGTTGGTGCCGTGGTTGGCAACGGGAAGTATGCCGGCAGCCTGGGGGCCTTGGAATGTCGAACGAAGAATGGTAAGCTGTTCGAGATTGGCAGCGGCTTCAGCGACGAACAGCGCCGGCAGTACTGGAAGGACTACAACGCAAAAAGGCTTCCCAAGAAGCTGACATTCAAGTATTTTGAACTCACCGAAGACGGCAAGCCCAGGTTCCCCATTTTCAAGGGGTTCCGACACGAGGACGACATTGGATAACATCGGACAGAAGCCACAGAAGGTCATCGCTGTACAGAAGAAGGTCAACTACTACACTGAGGCACTCAGTCGGAGCACCCTGGGTTCGGGCCTCTACAAGATGTCTGCGGTGCGCGTTGGTGACGAGAATGTGCCCGGGTTTCTGCCGGTCGAGGTCACCAACGACGAGCCTCTGGAGATTGACACCAGCGTCCAGGAAATCGCCGACGAGATTCAGACCTTTTTCGACCGTCGTGAGGTCTTCAAGAAGATGGGTTTCGCCCACAAGCGTGGGTACCTGCTCCATGGCCCTCCTGGCTGTGGCAAGTCCTGCACCCTGCGCCTCCTGGAGAAGGCCTTCGTCGAGAAGTATGACGGCATCGTCCTCTTCTGGGACAACGGCTCCATGGTGGCCCACTACGTGGAGCACATCCGAGAGCACGAGCCCGTTCGCCCCATCATGTTGGTCTGCGAGGACATCGACAGCTTCGTGAGGGAGTTCGAGGAGTCCATCCTTGAGTTCCTGGACGGGCAGCGGGGCCTGGACAACTTCGTCTTGGTCGCCACCACCAACAACCTCGACCAAATCCCCTCCCGCATCAAGGACCGTCCGTCCCGGGTGGATCGCCTCGTCGCCATCGCCATTCCCACCGAAGAGACCCGCTTCAAGTACCTATCGCAGATTGGCGTCTCTGAGGCTTCTGCCAAAGACCTGGCCCGCCGCACCGAGGGCCTGAGCATCGCCAAGCTGAAGGAGATTGTTGTGGCCGTGGTCTGCCTTGGCCAGCCACTCGCTCCAGTCCTGGAGCGCCTCAAGGTTGCCGACATGTCACCCCTGGAGGGAGGTCTGCTCGACGACATGGGTTTTTCCCGGTAAGCCCGGCTGCCGCCAGGCTCAAGAGAATGAGGAAAAGATTTGCCCATCTTGTCAAGGTGGGGGCAATAAGGAGCAAGAAGACATGAAGCTCGTCTACTGGCCAGCCGGCATCTTGAAAAGGGTCTCGGAGCCCCTCACTGAGGCTCCAGACCCAGAGCTGGTTGCAGGCATGTTGACCATCATGCGTGCCTACCGGGGTGCCGGCCTGTCTGCGGTTCAGGTTGGCGTCCTGAAGCGTCTCGTGGTGGTCGACAGCGGCTCCCTGGGACCATCGGTCTTCGTGAACCCGGTCATCAAGGAGTTCGCTGGGGATAGGAAACTGATGGTGGAGGGCTGTCTGTCAGTCCCCGGGTTCTTCGAGGAAATCAGTAGGGCTCCAGAGGTCCTCGTCGAGTACCAGAACGAAAAGATGGAGACCACCGAGGGCTGGTTTCACGGCCTAATGGCCCACGTTCTCCAGCATGAGCTTGAGCACCTGGACGGAAAACTCTACCTTGACCACTTGACATCAGCCAGGCGTTCCGCCATTATGGGCAACATGCAGATGATGAGGAAGGCCGGGAAGCTTCGATGATTGAGTGGGTTTGCTACGGGTTGGTGTTGGCGGGTTACGTTGTCCTCATGTACGGCCTGTATCAACGTGTCAGGGAACTGAACGAGAAAGACCGAGAATGAGCGACATCATCGTGGTAGACCTGGAAGCCACCTGCTGGTTTCCCCGCAACACCAACAGCGGACAAGACCCCGAAATCATTGAAATTGGGGTAGCAAGGCTCACTGTTGAAGACCGCACCTACCGGGTGGAGCGTCTTGACTCCATCTTCGTGCAGCCGCGCTACTCGACTGTCAGCGACTTCTGTACCGACCTGACTGGCATCACTCAGGCACATCTCGACAAAGCTGGTGTGACCTTTGAGGTGGCCCTGGAGCGACTCCAGGCGCACTGCAAGGGGCCAGACTACAAGCTCAGCTGGGCAAGTTTTGGAGACTGGGACCGAGAGATGCTCCAGGTCCAGTGCAAGCGCTTTGGGGTCGAGTACCCCATGTCCAAGACCCACTTCAACATCAAGGCCCTCATCTCCCTCATGCGAGGTGACAAGAGGGGAGGCCTGACGAAGGCCGTGAAGAGCATGGGCTTGAGCTTTGAAGGGAAGCATCACAGTGGTGTAGATGATGCCGTGAACGCAGCCCGCGTCCTCGGCGAGATGGTCAAACGTTACCGCATGAAGGAGATCAAATGAGACGAGGACAGATTCTGATGCTTTTGGGTGCCACGATGATGGTGGTTGGCAGTTTCAACATGGGCCTGACGCTGGGCAGGGCGACGAAGTCCAAGCCCGTCGTGAGAATGGACGAGGTGAACATCACGGGCTCGGTGGATGCCGGTTCCTTCGAGACCCTGGCTGTCCCAGTGCCGCTACCCAAGGCGCCGGCGAAGGTCTTCGACCCAAAGGAGCGTCGGGCTGACTTCAAGGCCCAGATGAACCTCCTGGCGATGGACATCGGCATCAAGTACGGTGACAACGTGACGGTCGAGAACCTCTTCTTCGCCATCAACAACACCGAGAAGAACGACGCCGCCATCGTGGTCCTCAAGGCGGAGAAGCTCAAGGAGACGACTGCCTTGTTCTTTGTCTTCAATGGTACCGGATGGCAGACCTTCCCCTCGGACTTCCAGTGAAGGTGTTCATCTGGGAGAGGCTGAGCAACGTCACGACCAACTGGCACCACGAAGGCGGCTGTGTGGTGATTGCTGAGAGCCTGGAGAAGGCCCGAGAGCAGCTGCACATCCACGGGGTGCCTGTCGGCTCTGACGCCTTCGCGGCAGAGCCGGACAAGACCCTGCCTACCGGCGACTTCGAGGACCCCGACGTCTTCATCTTCCCTGATTCTGGGTGTTGCTGATGACCTGGGAGCGCTTCAAGGGGCAGCCCACCAAGAAGTTGCCCTGTTGCTACCCAGAGTGCTGGCAGCGACGCATTCACCATGAGCGCCCAGACGTCCCCAGAGGCCAACAGAGCATCGAAGTGCACGCCGACACCCCTGAGGACGCCCCCGTGTTCTGCAGCATCACCTGCGCCTGTATGGACGGCTGGATGACGGTTCGGTACGAGGACGTAGAAACGCAGAAGGCCCGCCAAGACGCCTGGCGGGCCATGAATGCCGAACGTCGTGGTCGCCCTTAGGGCGCCGAGGCGTCGTTCCGGTTGTAGATGAACTGAGACTCCTGGTCCAGGAAGCCACCGCCATTGTAGGCGCTGACATCCGAGCGGCCATAGTTCGGGCCCTGTCCGGGGAGTGGGATTTTGCGTACACCAATGCTGGTGCCAGCAATTTCGGTGATTTCAACCATGTCCATGGCAGTCCCTGCCGTGTTCGAGAGCCAGCACCGCGCGCCGACGTAGAGGTTGGCCGCCGAGCTGACGGTCAGGTAGCCACCAGCAGTAGCTGCGGTGACGGTTGCATGAGTTGCTGGGGTGATTCTGCCTGCCATGGTAGTTCTCCTGGTACTTTGGGAAGATTGTTACCGCATTGCGGCTTCGTAGGTGGTGGTGTAGGCGACGCGAAAGCCGTAGATTCCCACCTTCGACGTGGTCACACACGCCGTCGTGATGAAGTAGATGAAAGTGTACCCGTCAGCTGGAGCCGTCAATGTTGCGTTGATTGGGACAGTCTTCCAGGTTTCAGTTCCAGCCAGACCACCGGTGAGGGGCTGCGA